CCTCGGTTCGCATTCCGAAGAAATGGCGTATCACCGAGATCGTCAAGGAACATGTCAACCATATCGGTGAGCTGTTCCTGAAGCATTTCAAGGACAATTAGGTCATGGCGCAGAAACTCTCAGTCACCATCGCGCTCGATGGCGCCGACGAGATCGAGCGGCAGCTCAAAGACATCGGCGATGCCGGCAAAAAGGCGTTCGCCGATATCGGCAAGGAGGCCGAAAAGGTCGGCGGCTTCAGTAAACTCAAGCCAGACGAGGTGACGACCAAGCTGAAGCAACTCGGCATCACCGGCGTAGAGTCGATCAACAAAATCCAGGACGCGGTGAAATCGGCCGGCCGGCTGGAAAGCCTGGTGCAGGGGGTCGCATCGGTTGAAAGCGCGTTTACGGCATTGGCCGCGAATGCAGTGCCGATCATCGGCACGATTGCCGCAGGGTTTGTCAAAGCCACCCAGATGGCACTGGCGTGGGCGGATGCCGTCAACAAGACCTCGACCGAGGCCATGAAACTTGGGGTGGGTGTCGAGCAACTGGACAAATTGCGGCAAGGTTTCGAGAGGGCCGGGATCTCCAGCGAGGCGATCAGTGACGGACTGCGGAAGGTCAAGGCCGGGCTCGACCAGCTCGATGTCGACCGGGTCAAACGGGCTTTCGAGCAATTGAAGGAAGCTGCGGGCCGCGGCTTCGGCGGCATCGGTTCGCAGGCCATGCAACAATTGCAGGCTGCGGCGGAAGGCACCGGGAAAGCCGCGGACGACGCTCGCGTGGCGCTCACGAAGCTTGCCGATGCGCAAGCCCTGAAATCATTGCAGACGGATATGGAAAACACCGAGCAAGCCGCGGAGCGCGCGCGGACGGCGCTCGCCAGGCTCGGCCAGGTGCCGGAAGGCACGCCTGGGAGAGCGCAAGAACTGAGACAATTGCAAGCGGCGGTGGAGAATACCGGTATCGCCGCAGCGCGCGCCCGCCAGGCGTTCGCCGGATTTACGCCGCAGCCTGCTCCGTTTACCGGGCTCGCCGCCGCATTCCAAAAGCTCGGCATCGAAGGCGGCAAGCTCAGCGACGTGATCCCTCAGATCGTCGCAAAGTTTCGCGCCATGCCGGACACCGCGCAGCGCACCGAGCTGGCTATCGACAGATTGGGGGACAAGATGGGTCCCGAATTGATAGCAGCACTGCAAACCGGCAGTGCTGGCATCGACATGTTCACGCAGAAGTGGGCGGGGCTGACCCAGGCCCAGGCGGTCGAGGCGGCGAAGACCCAGCAAACGCTCAATCAGTTGTCGGCGGAGTGGGACCGCTTCAAGGCCGAGCTGGTGGCGCCGATCGCGACGCCGTTGTTATCGTTCCTGCGTTCCGAGCTTGAAGCGATCAAGGGTCATATCAACAGCACGGTGACCGAGTTCGCCAAACTTGGCGAAATTATCACCATCGTGTTCAGTAATCCGAGCGGCAACACGTATCAGGAATTAATCAAGATCGGTGCGGCGGCCGACACCCTGATTGGCAAGCTTGAGCAAGCGGCGGGCTGGCTGGGCAAAGTGTTCGGTGGCGGCGGCGAACCTGGTTCGGTCACACCGATTCCTGGGAACGCTCGCGGCGGCATGATCGGCGGCCGGGGTTCGGGCACATCCGACAGCAACCTCGCGCTGGTCTCGCGTGGCGAACACATCATGCCGGCGGCCGCGGTGCGGCAGCCCGGCGTGCTGGCGTTCCTGGAGGCGCTGCGGCGGTCAGGGGGCGATTTAAGCCGGGTGCTGGACCGGATGGGCCACTTCGCGACGGGCGGCCTGGTGGGCATGCCAGCGCTTGCTGTGGGCGGGATCGGTGGCATGAGCCACGTCACCATCCAGTTTCCCGGCCTGCCTGCGATTTCAGGCTTGCGCGCCTCGTCGAATGTGGTCGACGAGTTGCAGAGGGCGGCGGCAATGGCGCAGGTCCGCTCCGGTGGCCGCAAGCCGAGCCGGTACACCTGATGATCGCAAGGGCGACATAGAGATGGCACATCCGCCATACACGCTACTCGCCATCGACGGCATCGACTTCAGTCAGTACGCGGTGCGCGGCGTCACCATGACGCTTACGCCGATCGATCAGGCGGCAAATCTGGCGCGCGATTGCCGCGGTGCGCTGGCCGATATTTCAGTGGCTCAGTTCCGGCAGTACAAGGTCTCGGTCACATGCACCGACCACGAGGTGCCGGAACTGTCAGACGTATGGCCGGGCATGGACATCACCATCACTTGCATTCCCGGCCTCGGCGCCGCCAACGCGAGTGACGATGTGCTGACCATCCTAGCCAAAGTGACAAGCTGGAATACCTCGCGCGACGAGTGGGCGGCCGAGGTGGCCTGGCAACTCGAGGCCGAGCAGAGGGCCATATCGTAATGCCGGCAGGGCTACCGTATTTCGCCTGGATCGATGCCGGCGAGACTATATTCACGCCTACGCATATGCGCTGGGACGAACAGGTGTTCTCGTTCACGCTTGCGCAGGACGAAGGCGATCCGGCCAGCCTCACCGTGGTGGTGCGGCGGCCGCGCAATGTTGCCGGCGATCCGATCGGGCTGCTCGGACCCGGCCGCAAGATCTGGGCCTGGTTCGCGCTCGACTGCGGGCCGGACCTGGTCAAGTTCCGCGGTCGCCTGGTCGGTGTGCCCACCTCCATCTTCGAGGAACTGGTGACGCTGGAATTTGTGGCGCGGCCGATCGACCTGGTGGCGCAGAAGAACACGCTCGCCGACAGTCTGCGGGTGCTGCCGTACTACGACGAAGTGGTGATCGACGAAGCGCGGCGCAGCGACCCGGAGGTGGTGCTCGAGGGCTACAGCAAGATCTGGCATTACGATCGCGAGACGCATGTGCTGACCGTCTCGGACGAGATCACCGGCGAGGATGGCCTGGTCGAATTCGACGGCGCCAGCGAAGCCGGCAAGGTGCTCTATGACGGCCTCGGCCTGACACTGACCGGCGGGCCGCTCGCCAGCGTCGATGTCAATGCTGAATTCACCTGGACCCAACTGGCCCAGGGCAGTGTCGATCTTGCCCGCTACCTGATCTCGAACTGGCCGGAGTCAGGGCCGAATTATATTACCTCATACACCTTCAGCGCCGACAACTGGCCGAAGACGGGGGCTTCGATCGGGGACGGCTGGGTCGCTGCCGAGGCGACTGCGATCTCGTCGTACAGCCTGGAGACCAAGACTACATCGGATAGCGGCACGCTCACGGTCATCTTCCCCGATGATTCGTGGTTCGGCGCATCAAAGTCCAGTATCTCAACCAGTATCAGCGAGACCACCTTCGATAAGCCGGCCGGCTCGATTGAGTATCCCGAGGAAGCCGTGGACAACGTGTCGTGGACCGCCGGCACCCAAGATATCGAACTTGTCGGAGGCAAAAGTCAGAACGCATCGCTGAGCCGCAGCTATTCGCAAAACACTTCGGTGCTGGTTTTGAACTATGCCGAGGTCACGCTGAAGGCCGGCTATTCGGCCAATCGGCAATGCACAGAGCGGGTTACGTTGTCTTTGTTCGCCGATGTGCAACCGATCCTGACGGACCCGGAGGACGGCGAGGCGCTGCGGATCGACGATATCCGCTCGGTCAATCTGAGCGAAGCCATCGGCGGCGTTGTGCCGATCGGCGATCCGGCGCGGCGATCCTACATCGCGACCGCACGGGGCAATCAAAGTCTCGAGCATCTGATTGCGCTGGCGCGGGCTAACCTGATGAAGCGGGCGCGGGTGGTGGAGATCTCGTTTGCGCCGAAACTTTCCCGTATGCCGGAAATCAGCTTGCGCAAGAATTGCTTCCTGACCGAGCCGCGGGTTGGCGAGGCACTCGGCAAGATCATCGGCTATTCCGTGGCGCTGAACGGCAACGATGGCCGGATCGATTGTCAGGTTCGAATCGGCTGTGCCATCGGGCGCGGTGGCTCGGCGGTTGCGGCAGGCGGCGAGCCGACCTACTGCACGATCGATTACACAGGGGCCGATTACCAACAGTTCACCAACCGCATCGTGCTGCTCGATTCCTCGGTCGGCTATCAGCCGCCAAACGCGAATCCGAACGACGACGGTCTCAACTTTCTGTCCACCCTGCGGGCCGAGGATGTCATCGAGACTCCGCTTGCAGTCGAGAATCCAACATCGGTGCAGGCGGCGCATCTGTCCGGCATCAAGGACAAGGATGTGGCGGCCGATGAGCTCAAGAAGGTCGAAACCCGCGCCACCTTCAAGCTCAAGAGCATGACGCGCGAGTTCGCCAGCGATTATGACATCCAGGTTACCGACCTGAGCATCCCGACCGGATATGATCTGGAGGCGGTGTGATGGGCCTGGAAGTTGTCGTCCGACCGGTCGTCTTCCCGAACATCCGCCCCACGACGCCGCGCGTTCTGCTTCCAAGTGCCGATAGTCCCGACCAGGGTCTCTGCGCCCTGAGCGGCGGCGGCGGCAAGTTCATCGGCACCTCGTTTAGCTGGAGCGTCAATATATCGAAGTCGAAACCGAAGAAGGAAGAGAAGCGTCAAGTCGACAAGAAGAGGGTTTATCAGGTGGATAACGACGGCAATATCAACAAAGACAATTTTGTCGATGTCGAGCAGACCAAGAAGATCAAGCTGAAAGGCGAGGCCGATACAGACAAAATAATCTATGCGCAGGGCTCAGATCCCGAGAATGTCGAAACCTTGGAGAAAGACATAACCAAGTTTCCAGCACCGGGTGAGGACTGATGGCAATCGTCTATGTCACGACCGGCGCATGGGGGACCGGCACCGGGACGCCCAACAGCGCGGCGCAGGTCGATGGCAATTTCTATGATGTCGACCAGCGCATTGTCGAACTGAACGCCGACCTGGCCGAAGGCAAGCGCATCGACACCGTCAGCTATACGTCCACCAGCATGACGTTCCATTTCACCGATGGAACGACGCAAACCATTCCGTTGCCGATTGCAACCATCAGCTATGTCGGGCAATGGACCAACTCGACGCCCTATGCTCGCGGCCAGATGGTCTCGGTGCCGGGCAGCGGCATGTATCAGGTCCTGGTCGACCATACGACGCCGCCACCGCCGGCACCGTTCGATCCCAACGCCACGGATGATAGCACGGATCACAACCCGCTCTATTCGTTCTGGATGCCGCTCTATGACGTCAACTATGACGCCGCGATCTTCGTGCCCGGCAGCCTGCAACGCGCGGCCGGCGAGCTGTTGTTCGTCGGCATTGCCAACCGTTCGATGGGATTGAGGAGCGGCAATGCCCATGCATATGCCTGGATCGATACCGGCATCGCGACCGGCGGCACCAACATCATCATCTCGATTGAGAAGAATGACACCGAGATCGGGACCATCACATTTGTCGTCATGGGCGGCCTGGCTGGTACCTTCAATATTCCGGTAGCCACCGACTTTGTCGAAGGTGATCGCTACGCGCTGCGGGTCACGCAGTCCGACAACGCCGTGCCGGCTGACCTGTCGGTCACATTGCCCTTTGTGCGCACGGATATCTAGATGATTGCAACGGCAACATCGTGATGGCAGAGGGCTTTGGCCAAGATGTCGTTACGAACGTCGTCAATGTGCATTGGGCCGACAGGGGAGCAGCGCCATCGCTGTTCCTGAACTGGAGTGCCAGCATGATTGACCCGAGCGACGGTAGCGCTCGTCCGCTTTGGGAATTGGGCAGCGACTGTGTCATGGCTGTAACCGTGGACGGCGTGCCGCCGCTGAGCAGGACTACGCTTGTGATTCATCCGGTCATCGATTTAGTCACTGACCAGGATGAGGTGCGTGGTTCATTCCCGGACGGCGAGGCTGGCAAGCCCGGCTCCGGGACTATTGACGGTCACTATTTTGCAAGCCAGCCGGTTGGGACACCAG